TATAAAAATTCGTTATCAACTTCACTAAATTCGTCGGTTTTTGTTTCAGATAGGATTAAGTTCTCTTTAAGAGAGTAAATTTCTTGCATTTGTAGAGGGGTATTCGGGAATACATAGGTGTCGTTTTGTACTGATAATAAGAATTTTACAAAGGGTAGTCTACATGTTTGGTCAATGGTGTAGCAACATAGATGTATATTGTATTGTTTTAAATAGTCTCGTTCGTAGGAAGTGAGTGATAAGTCGTCATTTTCTAAATATTTAAAACATATGGAATTATCTTGATAATTTTGTGCAATGTTCTCAATGATGTTATTTATAATTGGTTTTTCAACAACAGAATTATTCTGTGTATCAGGTATAGTATTTATTTGTGCAAATTCAAATTGTTTTCTGACGAGATTAAGTAGTTTTGAATTTGATTCTGTAATTATCATATATTAAAACATGATAATATAATTTTTGGAGATGTACAAAATAAAATTGATTTAATAGAAGTGGAGTAAATAGAGTAAAGCTTGTAATAAGTAATAGTAAATAACAAAATGTCTGATCAAGAGTCTTTAAGTGAACAACAAGAAATCAACTTTGATTTTGATACATATCCAGAGTATGATGAATATATGGATGTTGCCGATGATCATTCGGAAGCGTCTTCGGAGTCGTATGTTTTAGTTGGAAGAAAGCACAAAAAGAAGGTATTAAAGAAGAAGAAGGTGAAGGTTGATCCTGGACAAAGGAAGATAAAAAAGGGCAGTCGTGATATGACGTATTTTGCAACGTCAATAATTCCTGGCGGACCGATTAGAGATGCGATTTATGGTGGTTATATTCATGATGATTTGGTAGGTGCGAATGATGAGAGTTTATATTTCAAGGTAGCATATGCAGGTAATGGAACGTCAGGTGAAGTAGATCAGTTATTTTATGATAATCCAGAACAATTTGAGAATCATCATTCTATAAAGGTTAGTACGGATATAAAGGATAGATGGTCACGTGATTATAAAGAAGCATTAGAATGGAAAACAACACAAATACCAAAGACAGTAAACAACATAAAAATAAATTAAGTGTATAGAATAATAATAAAAGGGTATGATAATTCTTTTTTTATTTATTGTGTTGACAAAGAAGTGTATGAACGATTTATGTTTTTGTAATAGAGAGAATACGATAGATAGTAAAGAGATGATAAATTTGTATGATGATAGTTATAAGAAGGGATATGATAATAGATATGATTATAAAAACGATGATGTAGATATGGATAAAATAAGTCGTAATTTTAGATATAAGGAAATGTTATCAACGTTGGAAGATAGGGGTGTAGATATATGGAAGAAGTTGTCTTATATTAAGGATTATGATATATTGAATGTATCAATATCAATAAATATACAAGAAGGTGGATTAATGAATGATTGGGAATTTAAAATGTAAATAGTATAAAGTGTTTGTAATAATAATATATATGTTGTATATTTTATTATTGTCGGTTTGTTTGTTGACAGTAAATGGTTTGAAAACGATCCGTAGTCGTATTTGTATGACTGATGTTTCGCGTGTATTGCCGTCAATGCAAGTGCAAGAGAATCTACAACAGAGATTGGGTGATAAATGGAGTTATGGTGATTTATTTGAATTAAGTTCAAAACATATGGTGGATGCGGTTTCTATAACGTCTGATGGAAAGATGGCGGTGGCGATAGATAATGTAGATAATGTGGACATATCGCAGAAGTTGCATATAGTGAAGATATTTCCGGAGAATATAGATAGTTTATTGCAGCGTTTAATAGAGAATCATGTGAATGTGGATATGATAGATGTACAAAAGAATGGTTTTTTTGATTTGACATCAAAGATAGGGGATGCGTTTTACAACATTGTGATATATTATTTTGTAATAACGGCGGCGATAGCAGTGTTATCTCGTTTTGTGCGATTGCCGGGAAATGGTTCAAATTTATTGAATCCGTTGAATAATAATAAAAATGATGTGTTGGATACTTCAAATTTGAATACGACATTTGCGGATGTAGCGGGTTGTGATGAGGCGAAGTATGAGTTAATGGAGGTGGTGGATTTTTTAAAGAATAAGGAGAAATATGAAAAGGCGGGTGCGAAGATACCGAAGGGTGTGTTATTGGAAGGAAGTCCGGGTACGGGTAAGACATTATTGGCTAGGGCAGTGGCTGGTGAAGCGGGGGTTCCATTTATTAGTGCGAGTGGTTCGGAATTTATAGAATTGTATGTGGGTATAGGTGCGTCACGTGTACGAAGTTTATTTGATAAGGCGAAGGAGAATTCTCCGTGTGTGATATTTATAGATGAGATAGACGCAGTGGGTAGAAAACGAGGTGCGGGAATAGCGGGCGGTAATGATGAACGAGAACAGACGTTGAATCAGATATTGACGAATATGGATGGTTTTACGATATCGGACGGGATTGTAGTGATAGCGGCGACGAATCGTATTGATGTGTTGGATTCTGCGTTGGTTCGTCCGGGTAGATTTGATAGAAAAGTGAATGTGGGATTACCGGATAAGGAGGGTAGAAGGAAGATTTTCGGGGTGCATTTAAAAGGGAAGACAGTGGGGGCTGATTTTGATTTGGACGAGGTAGTGAGTTTAACGACAGGTTTTTCGGGAGCTGACATAGCGAATTTGGCGAATGAGGCGGCGATATATTCAGTACGATCAAATAGTACAGCGATTTCCCAGAAGAATATATTGGATGCGTATGAGAAGATAACGATTGGACTGCCGTCTAGTACAGCGGACGTGGATATAGATGAAAAGGTATTGGTAAGTTATCATGAGATGGGGCATGGATTTATGGTGTGTATATTTAAAGATATGTTTGATTTGAGAAAGATAACGATAAAGGAGAATAAGAATGGTGCGGGTGGATATACATTGTTTACGCCGAAAGAGAAGTTTCAAAAGTATGCGACGAAACGATTTATTTTAGCGAATTTGATAATTGCGATGGGTGGAAGAGCGGCTGAAACATATTTGTATAGAAAAAGAAAAACGAGTAATGGCGTGCGAGATAAACATATATTTAATGATTTTAGTGATTTAGATGTTACGACGGGTGCGGTGAATGATATTAAACAAGCGAATGAGTTAGCGAGGAGGTATATAACAGAGTATGGGTTTGGTGATAATTTATGTTTTATAGAAGACGATCGTTTGAGCGAGATGCCGTTTGTATTAAGGGATATAAATAAGAATGTAGATGGGGTTAGTAATGAAAAGAAATGTAGTATTGACAATCAGATTGAATATTTAGTGGATTTTGCATATAAGAAGGCATATAGTTTGATAGAGCAAAACAGTGAAATATTTGAGGAGTGTGTAGATATCTTAATAAATGAGAAGGTAATTACGGGTAATAAGATAAACGATTATGTTGATAAAATAGAAAAGAATATAATAGATATTTAATTTATAAATATATAGTAAAGAATGTACGATACTTCAATACCCACATTAGCATATGTATTTATTGGTATAACATCATTGGTAATAACATATTCAACATTGTCTAAAGAGGACGTAACAACGGAAGAGAAGGTAGAAGAAAAAGAAGATGTGCAACCAGAAGATGAAAATCGGGATGAAAAAAGGGATGAAAAAAGGGATGAAAAAGAGATGGTTGGTGAAAGAGAAGATAGGAGGGATGATAGGGATATGGTTGGCGAAAGAGATGACAGAAGAAGAGAAGATAGAAGGGATGATAGGGATATGGTTGGCGAAAGAGATGATAGAAGAAGAGAAGATAGGAGGGAAGATAGGGAGATGGATGGTGAAAGAGAAGATAGGAGGGAAGATAGGGAGATGGAGGGTAATGTTAAGAGACAAGAGGACGAATATAATCCGAATAAAGCAGAAGAAGGTAATCAAAATGTGGGTGGAAAAAGAAAGTCAAAAAAGAAGAAGACAAAACAGAAAAAACAATCAAGGCGTTCATTAAGAGATAAGAGAAGGTCAAAGAAATCAAAATCAAAATCAAAGAATTAAATTTTTTGAATAGATTCCATTTTTGATATGTTTAAGAAGTAATCAACGAGTTCATCGTTTTTATAATCGTTTATATAAAAGATGTTTTTAATACCGCATGCGGAGAGTATTTTCATGCAATGAATACAGGGGTAATGTGTGATGTATGCATCGCATCCTTCGCAACTCACGCCTCTTCTAGCACAATCAGTTACAGCGTTCTGTTCAGCATGTAATGTGGCTTGTTCGTGATCATTTACAACAATAGATTCGTGCGGACATCCGGGTAGAAATCCATTATATCCCTGTGCAATAATACGATTATCTTTGACAAGTACACAGCCTACTTGCAGTCGTTTACATGGGGATCTAGTGGCAGTAACAGTTACAATTTGTTTGAAATAATTTTGCCAAGAGGGTCTATCCATTATTTTTGGTTTAGAAAAAAATTGAAATATATAATTTTATTATAGAACAGTAAATGACTGTTACGAAAAGAAATCATCCACGTAGTATAAAATGTATACTACCTAAACCTACTTTACGTAGATCAAGTGCAGTTTATATAAATGATGTGAATTTATGTGAAATAAAGAGTATAGCGGATTTAGAAAAGTTATTTATGTTAAAAGAGAAAACGGTATGTGAGAGTGAAAAAAAATGTGAACATAGTATATAATGTCTCATTTGAGTACACCGACAACAATATCAATCATGGTTTTTTATTCTATTTTGACCTTTTTTATTGGACCATTTATTACAAGACCATTTATGAATGAACATCCGGATCAATGCGTAGCGGGTTTTTTGGTAGGTTTTACATTAAGTATACTATTGTGGATGAAATATGGCCGGCATTATACGATGGATGGCAAAAATAATGTAAAAATGAAATAAATATTATCAAGAAGTAAACTATATAAATAAGATTATCAATATAGTTTATATGGAATCTGAAGATACGAAAATATTACCTACAAATTTCAGGAAATTGGTGGTAGATTTTACAAATGATTTAACATTGGCTTTTCCAGAACATGATATTCATTGGAGGAGATATGGAGATCCTGATATATCTGATGAAGATTTATTGACTTTATTAGAGCATTGTTCTAAAGTGTATCCAGAGCGATTTTTTGATATATTGTATCAGAATGAGGATATTTTTAGTGAAGATAGTGAAGTGAATACTGATTTTTTGCCTAAAATGAGTTTTAAATTTTTGTATAATTGTGAAGGATTGACGGAGAATTCAAAAAAGGTAATGTGGAAGTATTTGCAATTGATGTTATTTACGGTAGTAGGTAGTGTAGATGATAAGCGTACATTTGGAGAGACGATGAATATATTTGATGGAATAGATGAGAATGTGTTACAAGAGAAATTACAAGAAGCGATGGGAAATATTTCTGAAGTGTTTGAGAACATGAAACAAAACATGGATGATTCGGATGAAAAAGCGGGCGAAGATGAAACGGAAGCTGGTAAAGATGAGACAGATAGTTCTGAAAAAGAAGAAGGGCAAGAGATGCCAAATTTGTCAGGTATTCCAGGTATGCCGAATTTACCAAATATGGAAAAATTACAGAATCATTTGAAGAAGTTATTTGATGGTAAGATAGGTAAACTGGCGAAGGAGTTAGCAGAAGAGGTATCTGGAGAATTTCAAGAATTGGTAGGAGGGGATCAATCAGGTAGTACAACAGATATTATTAAGAATTTGATGAAGAATCCGAACAAAATAAAGAATTTGATGAAAACAGTGAGTTCACGTTTAGATCAAAAGATGAAAAGTGGTGAAATATCAAAAGATGATATTATGAAAGAGGCGGGTGATTTTTTAAATGAAGTTAAAAATACGAAGGGGGAAGCGGGAATGAATGAGATGTTACAATCTATGATGAAGAGTATGGGTGGTTTAGGTAAGAATGCGAAGATAAATAAGAATGCATTGAATAAGTTAATGAAGCAATCGGAGAACAAGGAGAAGATAATGAAACGTGCGGAAGATAGAAAGACAAAAATAAGACAAGAAGAGGCAAGAAAGAGAAAGGAGTTTTTAGATCGCGTAAAAGAACAGAATAGACTGAAGGCACAATATAATTTATCACAAAATACAGATAGTAATGAATTTGTTTTTAAAATAAATGGAGAAGACGTGCAAGAGAAATCGTTTGTACATCCTGATTTGTTAGCAGAGATTGAAAAGGAAGAGAAACAAGAAAAGGATATTGTGAGTAAAAATAAAAAGAAGAAGAAGAAGAAGAAGGCATAGAAATAATATAATAATTAAATTAAGTATTTAGAGAACCTGTAATAAGGAAACGATTATTTTAGGACAAGTAAAAACATATAATAAATATATAGAATGAATATTTTTAAATATATAAATGTGTATGCGTTTTTGATCAGTTTATTTTTAGGGTTATTTGCGGTGTATGTTACAATGCCAGATTTAAGAACGATTAAGGTATATCCAACGCAAGAGAATGTTAATATTCTTCAATATAGAGATAAAGCCGATAATTGTTTTTCATT